AATTAGTGATATGCAAGTTTCTCAGGTGTTGTTGTAGGTTGGTGCCTACTTCACTCCTGAGAAACTGCTGCAACTTGGCAGCGTGTTCGTTACTCCACTCAGGTGGATCAACCCACTCCGGCACCTGCCGGAATGTTCTCCACGTTGTCAGGAATCTCCTCAGTTTGTTGAACATCTTGCTCTGCTACTTGCGCGGCTGCCTGCTGCATCTGCGCGAATAAATTCTGTAGTTCTCCCTCAACCTGCTTGCCGGTCTTGGGGTCTGCCTCCTTCAATGCTTCCAGGTGCTGAACGATGTGCTGTTCCAACATCTGACCTTCTGCTGGCTCAGGTGCGGCACCTGTGTCTGCTCTGCTTTGGATGTAGTTGACCACCGTCTGGATATGCACCATGTGGTCATCCGAGTCTTTGACTACTGCCGGGAAACCTAACCGCAGGAACGTAATTTCGTTGGCCTGATCCTCAGCTTGTGTCGCCTGCTGATCCATCGGGTCTTGGTACAAACGCTTGACCAGAGTTGCGTCATCAGACTCCAAGATGCTCTTGCGGAGTTGGCCCTGATTGATGAACGGATCGTTCGCAAACATCTGAAAGCGAGTGACTGCCTTCTGCATTAGGAGTTGCTTGTTGACTCCATCCGCACTGCCAGTTGGCTGGATGCCGTAGTTCTCGTGGAGTGCCTCCTGCGGTATCTGCTGGGCCGTGTCGAGGTACCAATAGTCCAGGCTAGTCTTGTCGTATTGCAGGAGTAGCGACCAACTCATCCGGTACAATTTACCTAAAGCTATGCGGAAGATTCTCATCCGCAAATCACTGCTCTGCTGGTAAAGTCCACCTATAGCCTGAATCTCAGTTGCCGTCCTGCGCTCCGTGTTCTGGAGTGTCTGCGTCAGGCCAAAGTCAGGTGTGCTAACCCGGTTCTGGGCTAACTCCCGCATGATGTTCATCTGAGTATCAAACGAGATCGGTGGGGCTTGGTTGGCAACCGGCTGAATGCCAAACGGCAGGATGCTGCCAGGTGTCATTCTCAGGTTGCCTGTGTTTGGCATATCCCTCTCAGCACGGAAGAGAGGTCTGTTCGCCAAAGTCATAAAATCGTTTTTGTCATTTAAGAGTTTGGTGAGGTCAGCCTCCATCGTGGCTTGAAGCTCAACTACTCCTCGTGGCGAATAAAAGCCTGGGTCTTTAATCTCGTAAGGAAACGCTACAAACGGTGGCTTGCCGTGCTTGTACGGCACCTTCATCATCGGGCGTAAATCAATCTCAGGCTGAGTTGGCGAGAACGTGCAAATGCACCACTCGCCAGTCTTCTCATCGCGGAAGTACACCTCCCACACGATGATCTTCTCGTCATCGCTGAACGTCAGACCTTCACGCTCGAAGCGAGTGTACTCGGTGTCCATATCACCGGCATCGTTGTTGTAGCTGCCAGATATCTGGCGAATGACTTCCGGGTCTTGATTCAGGTGTTTCTGCCTGCGATATGAGTCAACCGAGTAAACACTGATGTGACAAAGCCTGTCTGCCTCTTCGATGCTCCGAGTCCAGCCCGGAACAACGAAGTGCTGTGGATCAATGCTGAAATAATTTAGCTTTTTAGCTTTGGCATCCCACAGCACCTTCATGATGCCGGTGCCACTCACCAGCATTGCGTCCACCGCACTCAGCACCTCAGTCTCCAGGTTCGTGCGCTGTTTCAGTCTGTGGTCAAACCACTGAGCCGCAGCAGTTGTGTACTCGGCTACCTGCGGTGTGGTGGGGATAAACTGAGCGATGAGGTCTGTGGCGAATAACTGCTGAAAATACGCAGGCTTCAGTTCGCTGATCGTTGTGTCTACCAACGGAAAATGTACGTCACTGGCACCGGGCCAAGGTTTGTTTCTTCTCCTTAGACCGTGGTGCCGCATTTCGTAAAACATCCGTTGCCGGGTGTCCCACACACTGCGATCTGCCAGGTCTTGTAGAACTGATGCGTTTAAATCCTCACGCGATTTCATACAGAATAATCGTCTTCTTCGTCATCCTCCTCATCGTCATCCTCAAGCAAATATCCCAGTGCTTGCAGTGACATCAGGCAGGAATACATCTGGAGGCCACCGATCAATGAGGCGTCGTCCAGGTCGAACTCTTCTTGGTACCTAGCCACCAGTTTCTCGATGTCAGAGCAGAAGCACTCAAGTTGGCCTGATAGCTTCATGACGCAAAAAGACGCACCGTTGTGATGCGTCTCTGCTAACTTTGGCAAATCTTTCAGCCGTTGTTGTTAGTTGGTGATGCTGTTCTTCTCTAGCTGCCTCTCGTACTCGACTATCTGCTCCAGTGCGTCTTCCACAAACTTCTTCGCCTGCGGTGATGCCATGTAGGCATCTTGGAATCCACGCTCATTGTTCAGGATCAGTCTCTTCGTCGCGTCGAGTTTGATGCTGGTCGCGCATCCGCATCCTAATCCAGTCCAACTTATCAGTAGCACGATCCTCAACATCCTGCTCCAGCTTTTGTTTATTGGCTTTTTCTCCATATCCTAGTGTTTTCTTAATGATCTCAAGTATTAGTCTAATTGTCTGTAATAAGTTCATCCTGTGTGTAGCCCCATGCTTTCCCTCAGCTTGTGGTCACCTGACCACTCTGCCATCCCTGCCTCCAAGACCTCCTCCAGGTCAGGCTGCCAACGCTTCTCCCACATGTACTGATCTGAGAAACTCGCCATAGCCATGACTAGCGCATCTGCTCGGTCCGGTGAACTAAAGCCTCGTGACTTCATCTCCTTCTTACTCTCGAGGTTCAACTTACCCGTCTTACTGGTGGCTACTCTTCTGGTGGTCAGTTGGCTATGCAGAATCTCGCAATCTGGCAGAATAGCCTCACAGCGGTCTATCTGTCTGGCAGCCTCAAACCACATCTCTGTGCCCCGGTTAGTGTAGCGATCCGGGTCATGCGCTCTGCCGCCCAAGTTCACCTGGTGGATCGGCCACCCCATCTCTGCAAGCTGATGGCACATCGGCAACCCTAGCCCACCTGCATCACCAAATATCTGCTCAGGCTTTAAGCCTGCCTTCTCAAACTCCAAAGCAAACCGGGCACAACCTGCCATCGTATTTGCCTCTCTCCAGGCGACTAGCTTGGTGATCTTGTTGCCTACTCTCATGCAGAACACAGACTCATCGCCTGCTGCCGCAAAGTCACATGCCGCCACAACTTCATGACCTTCTTTGTTGGGTGGACTATCGAGGCACTGCATCAACGTGTCCCAGGGCACCACCAAGCCTTCTCCGCTTGTCTCCTGAAACTCGCCAAAGATCATTGAGCGGATCAGCGGGTGGTCTTTGCCCCACATCTCCATCTGCTCGTCCACCCAACTCTGCTTGATGTGAGGGCAGTCAAACGCAGTGACAGTGTGCAGTTTCCACCACTTCTGTTCTTTGCTGAAGATTTTGTAGAATTTGCCAGTAGTGCCACCAGGCGAACTCATCGCCAGAATGCGGCTTGGCTGAATCCTGGCTACTGCCTCAAATAGCGTTTCATCAATGCTCTTACACTCATCTAGGATGATGAAGACGTTTCCGTGGAAACCTTCAAAGCGATTCGGGCTATCTGTAGCAAAACCAAGAATCCTGCTGCCGTTGTCCATCGTCAGGTCAGTCTGGTTGATCTGCATACCTAACCCGGCAACCTTGCTGGCTAGTGCCCGAATCTGTGGCCACATCTGCTCCTTGACCTGGCGATAGACTCCTGACGTTGTGATGACAATGCTGCCAGGATAGATGAGTCCGTACCACAGCGCAGCAGGTGCGGCTATCATGGCGGTTTTGCCGCTGCCGTTGGCCGCCTTCAGTGCTACTCGGGCACCTGGCTGACTTAGATCAAGCAGAACTTTCTTCTGCCAGTCATAAAGCTTTAGCCCGAGGTACTTCTCAGTAAATACATCTGCGTCCGCATCTCTCGAGGATACTTGGGTTGTTGTTTTCGACCCAGACGGTTTTCCTGCTGACTTGCGTTCTGTCGTGTTTTGTTCTGTTTCCGACATAATCTCCTACTTGGTACTTTCTGATAAAATTGCCTTCACTGTCTGTGATCTGATAAGCGGCAACCAGATCACTGAGCGGGTGGTAGCTGAACAAGTAGAACGGACACTTGAAGCTTTTCGCCGCCCACTGACCCGACTCCATCTTGTTCCAGGTCATCAACTCTTTGCGGTAGGTGCCAAATTTGCACTCTCGCGTCTTAATCTCCGCAACTGCCTTGATTACTCCGCCACGCACGAACAAG